GCCCGCGCCGCCGAAGACGCCGAATACGAACCCACCCCCGACGACGAGCTCTTCGGGGCCGAGAAGGAGGAGAACTGATGGCTGACGACTGGGCGATGACCCGCATGGGAAATCGCGTTTACGCCCACGTCCTCGCGGCGGTCGGCGCACAACCGAACCGGGCGCTACAGGGGATGTTGCTCGAGGCATTGCAAGACGGCCCGCACCGCCTCCCCGCCCTCATGGAAGCAGAGGTGATCGGGGTGATGCCCGCAGCGGCCGGCGACCACACCGCCATCCTCGTGTACGTCGTCGGTGAGGAAGACGGCCACCTCCTCGTGACCATTCCGGTCGAAGCCATCGACGCGACACCCGAGGAGATCGAACAGTTCCGGCAGATGGCGAACCGCTCAGGGTTCACTGTCCCGCCCGAAGTGGACGTCGACGTGCCGGACACGATCGCCGAGCTCGACGACGAAGCCCAGGGCGGCGCCGCCTAGGTCGCGCTGGGCTCGGGCTCGGACCGTTGCGGCGCCCACCTCAACGATCGAGCTCGGGCTCGGCGCAGATACGTGTTCGGAATAAACCCCGGTTCATGGTGTATATTGGCCGGAGAGGTGGGCGCCTTGAGAATCGAAGGGGCCCCTTCCCATGGCAGTAATCGACGAACTGCGAGACCGGCGCCGCGAAGTACGAACCGCCGCCGACGACCTGTTGACCCGCGCTTCGGGTGAAGAACGCGACTTGACCGCCGAGGAACTCGAGCAGTACCAGACACGCGTCTCCGAGGAACGCGAGGTCCAGGAACGCATCGAGGAGATGCGTGATTCCGAGGTGCGGGAGCTCCGGGCGGGCGCCGCACGTCAGCCCGACCAGCCGTCCGAACACCCGCTGGGCGAGTGGCTGGTGCGTGCCATCTCGGGCGCCTCGGGTGCCGGCGCCGCGTTCACACCGAGCGAATTTCCAAGCACCTTCTTCGACCGACTCGCCGCCGCGAGCGTCGGCCTCGCGTCCGGGTTCGCAGTGGTGCAGACGGAGCGCGATTCGGTCGTGTTCCCACGGTGGATGAGCGACACAACCGCGGCGTGGACCGCGGAAGGTGCGACAATCAGCTCGACGGATGCGAACGCCGATACCGTCACAGCGACGCCGCGCAAATTGGCGGGATTGCAGCCAATCTCGAACGAGACGCTGGCCGACTCGTCGCCGTCGCTCTTCGAGGTTGTCGCGAGCGGTCTCGTACGCGCCATCGCCCTCAAAGCCGACCTCGGGTTCTTCGAGGGAACCGGCACCGCGCCCGAGATCCGCGGCCTCAAGAACGTCGCTGGTATCGGCACCGTGAGCATGGGCGTCAACGGCGCGATCCCAACAAACCTCGACGCGTTCGCGGATGCGATCGGCACGTTGCAGCAAGCCAACGCCGAGGGCAGCGCCATCGTCATGCACCCCCGCACGTGGCAGGGGCTCTCCAAAGTGAAGGAGCAGACGACCGGCAACAACAAGCCGCTGCTCCAAGACTCGGCCGGCTCGGGCGCACAGGGCATACAACGTTCGCTCTACGGCGTCCCCGTCTACCTCTCGTCGCAGATCAGCATCACCGAGACACAAGGCACCTCCGGCGCCGTCGCCTCGAGCGCCTACGTGTACCAACCCGATCAGGTCGTGGTCGTGCAACGCAGCGACGTGGCCGTCGAGCTCGACTCGAGCCGCTTGTTCAACTCCGACCAGTCGGAGATTCGGGCGATCTCCCGACTCGACCTCGTCGTCCCGAATCCGGCCGCTGTCGTCCGCGTCCTCGGAATCTTGGCCTGATGGTGGTGGAGCTGCACGATAAAGAGTGGCGTGCGACACGCAACCTGATCGTGCCGCGGCCCGACGCTCCGCACATCGGTACGAGCGTGCCCGAGGGCGAGGTCATCCCCGAGCACCTTCGCGACCAGGTCGAGGCGATGGAACACCCACCCCCGCGCCCGCGCAAAAAGGCGTAACGCATGGCCGTCTGGCCGTTCCGGCGACGCGAGGAACGGGCGTTACCGCCGTTCGCGATCACGACTGGTCCCGGCCACGGGATGCTCCCGACATGGGCCGGCGCGACGATCGACGCGGACGTCGCGCTGCGTCACAGCGCCGTCTGGTCCTGCGTCCGGCTCCTGGCCGACACCGTCTCCACGCTGCCGGTCGACTGCTACCGGCGCGGTGAACGTGAACCCATCGCGACACCCCCGATCCTGGTCGAACCCGCCGCCGGTCAGCCACTGCACGAATTCGCCTACAGCGTCATGGTGAGCCTGTTGCTCCGCGGCAACGCGTATGGGCTCGTCACCGCACGGTCGGGCGCGACGATGCTCCCGAGCCAGGTCGAGCTCGTCCACCCCGACAAGGTGAGCGTGCAGGTCGACGAGGACGGCACCGTCCGTTACCGACTCCTCGGCCGCGACGTCGACCGCGCCGACATCTGGCACGTCAAAGCCTTCACGATGCCCGGTACCGTGCTCGGCCTCAGCCCAGTCGAATACGCCCGCCAATCCATCGGCCTCGGTCTCGGCGCCGAGAAGTTCGGGTCACAGTTCTTCGGTGACGGCGCCACTCCGTCGGGTGTTCTCACCACCCCCGACAGGCTGAACCGCGAGCAGGTGGAGATGCTCTCCGACAACTGGCGGACCGCCCACGCCAACAAGCGGACGCCCGCGATTCTCGCCGGCGACCTGACGTGGCAGTCGATCACCGTCGCACCCGAAGAATCACAGTTCGTCGAAACAATGAAATTGAACATTTCGCAAGTCGCCCGCGTGTTCGGCGTACCACCCGAAATGATCGGAGCCGAAGCCGGAAACGCCCTCACCTACAGCAACGTGGAGGGCCGGGCTATCGACTTCCTCCGGTACTCCCTGAATCCGTGGCTCGTGCGTCTGGAAGCCGCGCTCTCCCGGCTCCTGCCATCCCGCCAGTACGTGAAGTTCAACCCGAACGCGCTGCTGCGCAGCGACACGAAGACGAGGTACGAAGCCCACGAGATCGCCCTGCGCGCCGGCTTCCTCTCTGTCGATGAGGTACGAGACCTCGAAGACCGACCGCCACTCCCACCACGAGACAACCCCGACCCAGGAATCGCATGACGACCACGACCATGATCCGCCACGCCTACGGCCGCGCCGGCCTCGAAGTCCGTGACGCAGAGCAGCGCATCATCAGCGGCGCCATCGTCCCTTACGGCGTCGAGACCCGCGTGGGTGGATACGTCGAGTCGTTCGCCCCCGGCGCGTTCACGACCGCCGTGCCCGCCGATGTGCCACTCCTCGTCGCTCACCGCCACGCCCAACTCCCCATCGGTCGCACCGCCACCCTGACCGACGAACCGGGCGCGCTCGTTGGGGAGTTCCAGCTCTCCGACACCCGCGACGCCGACGAAGTCCTCGCACTCGCACGAGACCACGTACCACTCGGTCTCAGTGTCGGCTTCATCCCCACTGAGGACAAGTGGAACCGCGACCGCACGAAGGTCGTGCGCGTCCGCGCCACCCTCGGCGAAGTGTCCGTCGTCGGCCTCCCCGCCTACCGCGACGCGAAGGTGACCGCGGTACGCGCCGATGACCAGCCGCCAACCCCGCGACTCGCAGTCGCGCGCCTCTATCGCGTTTCTTGAATGGACACTCGACGAGGTACCCCGCCAAGCCGAGAGCGAATAACACTTCTGGGGCGTCAACGGCGCTTCGGTAGCCGCCGAAGGTCCGCCGCCGCGATGGCGGCTGCGGCCTGCGCCCCGGGCCGAGGGCGGTCCGCGGTTCCTGTGCCGCGGGCCGTCACCGGCTTCTAACCCCGCTGCACGATGCACGCCGGCCCCAAGGCCGCGGTCCTCGACCGGGCCCTGCCGCTCTCGCGGTTGCCGAAGGCTGGCGGTGCCCGTGTCGTCAAGTTCTTGGAGCGGTTCGTCGTCGTCACGAAGGGTGCGGGCGCCCGGAAGCCGCTCGAGGTGCGTCCGTGGCAACGTGAGCTGATCCGGGGCGTGTTCGACAAGCCCCGACCCCGATCGGCGCTCTGGTCGATGCCACGAGGGCAGGGTAAAAGCACTCTGGCGGCCGCCATCGGGCTCTACGGGCTGCACGGTGACGGTGTGGAGGGCGCCAGCGTGGTCGTGGTGGCTGCTGACGAGCGCCAAGCC